TTCCATCGCAGGAGCGGGTGTAGATGCGGTCGTGACCGCTGAACGAGTTTCCTGTTTTTCAACAGGAGCTTCGTTTGTAATAGTAGTGTCTTCAGGTTGTGAAGATTCAGGCATAGCAGGCTCTTCGGAAAGAAGTGAACGTCCGATTCCAATTGTGGGGTCAGCCGGAATCGAAACAAGGCTCAATTCGTGAGGAGTCCAGCTAGTGGCAAGCACACCCTCTTCGCGTTGCTCAACCTCATCGATTGAGTAGCCAAACGAAATACCGCGCAAGATGCCGTCTTTAACGTCATCTAGATACTGCTTGGCGAAATCAGAGCGCGAGAAACGCACTTTTGCGTAAGCACGCTTTTTCTCTTTGTCGTGCCACGCACGCTCAACAACACCCAAGACTTTGTCTGGATTGTGATTGAAGAGGAACGGTGCTCCGTCATTTAGACGAAGGAAGTTGGGCGCTCCATCGTCATGACTCAGCACTTCAGAGCCGAAATACCGCTGAACTGGGTACTCCGAGCTGAAAGGAAACTCAAAACTCCGGTCATCAACAGAACGGATTTCAGTCGCCTCAGTGCGCTGCATGCGCTCACCAACCAAGTCACGAACCTCAAGTGCCTCAACCTCACGAAGAGGCTCAATCTTGGTCAAGGTGCTGAACCGATGGCCCACACGAGTCTCGGTCTTTGTGTAGCCACCCTCTGGGTCAGGGCGATAAACACAAATTAGAGCTGCAGGGTCGTCTTCAGTTCCGTTGATGGTGAATGACGAATCTGGAACGTCGATGCTGCCATCGCGTTCAATTTGCTCGATCAATCCACGAGCACGACCACCAGAGCTGTTCCAGGAGACAAAATCCCCTACTTTCAGCTCATCGGGCGCGGCTCGTTGAGTTTCAGGTTCCATAGCCTTCTCGTTGGTGGCGGGCTCGAACTCAAGAGGTTCGTACTCATTATCGCGAAGCCATTGTCTAGCTTCACTAGCCGTATAACGACTCACCTTGAATCTTATCGACTGAAGCTCACTACGATCTTCCTCCTCGATAATCCCAAAAATAAAGTCGACTCCAGCGCCACCTTGATCATTTTGGCGCCTAAATCGATCAAATCTTCCGGGATTTGCGATACGAGCAGCATGCTCATTGGGATATGGCCGTTCCATTTCAATAGATTCCGACCGATCTTGTGCAGCCTTGATCCGCCTCGATCGAGCGTCTGACCAAGACTTGCCCGGATCGCCGCCCCAAGCCGCCCAAGCCACTCTGCCGTTGCTGGGATAGCCGTCTTCACCAGGGCTGAATCCTTGACCTTGTTTATCCACCTCATGCCTCGCAAACCAAGCCGACATCGTGATCACGGTGTCAGGACTTAATTCATTGCCACTCAAAATCTGACTGGCTCTGGTGCGAGCAACGTCAGTGCCGCCACCTTCACCCTCGGACTTCCAATCGCGATAACGCTGAGCTTCTTCTCTCATGCCCTCAGTAGGCATGAGATCAATCTCAACTCCGTTTACGTTTGCCATTTGTCCGCTTGCGGGTGGGCTCGGGCTGATCTGATTCAAGCAACGGGAGCTGCATAGCTTCGTCGGTCAAATCAAGATCCTTATCTAGCTTGATTCCAGCTTCAGAGGCGATCTGCTGCTCACGCGCAAGCTCTGCAACGTTGTCATCAAAATCACCGCCGGAGTAGGCAATGATTTGCTGCTTGGTCATGTAGCCGGCTTGTTCCGCCTCGCGGTAAGCCTTGACCTCCTTCAGCGGATCGACCCAACTCCAGCCACGCGGCATCCAGCGCGGAGACAGATAACGCTCAGGACGCAGCTCGTAATCAGGGAAATCGCAGTATCCACTTAGGACTGCAAGGTTCAGCCACTCACGGAATACCCGCATATGCATGTTGTCGATCAAATACTTTTGAACAACCCGCCAGTGCTCACGGTCCTCAAGCAGTGAGAGCCTTGAGCTGCTGTAGTTGGTGTCGCTAAAGTCGCGAGACAAGGTCTCATAAGAGCAGCCAAAGCCAGACGCAAAGCGCCTAACTTTGTTTTTGACAAACATCTCAAACTGCTGATCTGGCGAGTCGATATCAGGAACTGAAACAGATTCGCCGGGCGAAAGATACTTGAATGTTCCTGGCTCAAATTCACTTATGCGCTGACTATTTTCAACATCATCAGCAATAAGTTCGCCCTCATTGTTGGTGATGAAGCCCATGATGCTGGCGCCAGCACGAGCACGAATTACGGCTGCCTCTTCATACCCTTGCAACTGATGCGCGTCAGCCATCACGCTATGGAACCAAGGCACACCCCTGTTCTGGCCTGGCCTTTCAGGCATGAACAGATGAATTACATCATCCGCAGGCAAGAACACATGCTTCCTGTCAGGAACAGGATTGCCTTGAAAAAATGTATCTCCAGGGTGACGAGTCAGGATCGCGTACCGTACTGGGCGGCCCCACTCATCAACCTCAACTCCGTTGCGCCACTCGTTGCCTTTTTTCTGAGTAGCGCCGTTATATGACTCGTCCAACAGATCGCTCTCGATCATCTGCAGTGCCAAAGGCACCTTTGACTCACCAAAAGCGCGACGGACGATCCTGAACAACGCCTCACCGGACTCGCACATGGCGCCAGTTGCTAGCCACTCAAAATCGTGGAAGCTGTACCGACCAGAGCAGTCGCAAGCGTTAGGCCGCGTCCAATAGGACCATTTGGCCTCAATCTCGTTGTTAATCCGGTTGTCCCGTTTATTGCCACGCAACTGCAACACCTGAGATTGCAGCTTGATGCCGGTGCCGATCACATTAATCTGCGTTGTCCGTTTGGCCTGCCGCGCATACGGATTGTTCCGCACCATTTCGCGGGAGCGATCCCGCAGCCTGCGCAAATTGCCTCGAATCTCAGCATCAGCGCTGGCTTGCGTCGACATCCAGTCGTTTGTCAAACGCGAAACCATCGCGCCGCTGTAGGCACGACGGAAAACTCGGGCTGGCGCCTTGCCAAAACCCAAGAAGTTCATGACGGTCGAACGAATACCCATGATCAGTTGAACCTCACGAACATGTTGCGTGGATTGCCAAGGCCATTGGCGATCATTTCAGCTTGTTCTTCACGGTTCACTTCAGCTTTCAAGCGACCCTCAAGCTGGATTAAGTCAGGCAAGTCGTAACGCTTCAAGTTGCGATTGCCGATCTTGTATTCCTGTACAGCGCCACCAGCAATCAAAGTTCTGATTGCGGTTTGAACTGCTTCTAAGTCTTTTCTTGCTTGACTCCGCCCATCAAATGCACCAGGCGTTCCTGAATACTCAAGAGCTGCCTCAACAGTCAGCGTGCCGTAGCCGAGAGTGATCTTCTCGCTGTCCTTGGTCGCAATCGCCTGCCAATACCAGTTTCCAGCGTCAAAACCCGCTGAATCTGTCGCAGAAATCGTGAATTCCCAGCCAGTGCCAAAAACACTGCCAGTAGAAATGTGACCTTCAGAAGCGGTATTCGTCCTCAAAAAATATTTGAGGGTCCACTGGTCACTTTTGATTTCGTTGCCGAAAACATCCGTCGAGGAGTCGTCTCTCCATTTGACGGTGTCGCCAGCTCGAATCTCGCTTGGGATGTTCACAGGACTACCAGCTAGAGACGAAATTACGGCGATTAGGCCGTTTTTGCTGTCTTGATCCTAGCTGAGACGGCTTATTAGGCTCATTACGCCGCTCAAACTGATCCCATATGCTCCGGCGGTCAAATTTTTGGTACATCCGGTGCAAAGCGGCATACGCATAGACCATTTCATCCAAAGCCTCGTTTGGACTTTGGCTTTTTTTGACCCAAACACGCTCTGGAAAGCCATTGCGATATCTAAGGACCTGCCGCTCTGCTGTTAGCTCTTGAAAGTAGTCAGGACCAACCGTTGGATAGAAATGAAGGTATCCAGGGCCTGGATCATTGTGCTTTAGGCGCCCAAACAACAGTGACTTCACGCCATCAACGCCAACAGGGAACAATTGAGCGCCATTTTTCATCGCTCGACCCTTGAAATTGATGTCAACCTTGCTTGGCTTGCCCAAAGGTGGCTTGCCTTTTTGGCCCATACCTTTGATTGCAATCACGCCCATCGCTGAGCGCTCTCGCGCATAGCCATACACCTCTTGCGTGTGATGACCACCAGAGTCAATGCAGCAAACCTCAATATTCAGCTTGCGGCCATCCTCTGTTTCATACGGATTCTGCAAAACCTCATCTAGTTGCTTCCACACCTCCGGCCTGGACGGTGATCCATGAAGAACCACTCGATCAACCAAATAAGCTTCTTCATCTCTGGCCCATCCCCACACCGACAAACTCAATCTGTCGTCCTGACAGTCGCAGCCGCAGGTAAGCAACAAAACTTCGGCCGGTGGTGATGCCTGCTTGTATTTCTCTTCAGCAGCACGCTGCAACAACGACTCGCCGCTGATCTTGCTCGCGTACTCGTCCTCCCAAACCTCGCCAAGGATCGTGTTGACCCATGTCTTCAGCTGCTCAGCATCGTGCTTTGCATCCAAAAACTCCTCAACTAAATTCGACCACGCCGCATTAGGGCTGTAGCTGTACGCCGCCCAGATATGAAAGCCAGCGTGCTTGCCATTGAAAGGACCAGTCGCACGCCACTCGCCACGCTCAACCATCCACCGCTTCTTGGCGTGCGGGATCATCACTCCACACTTCTCGCAGCAGTAAGACGCTGTTGACGGATCGTCGTCAAACCAGCGGATGTTTGACCACCGCAAATACTGCATATGACCGCAGTCTGGGCATGGGACGTAGTACCGCCTCATGTCCGACTGGTTGTACATCTTCTCGATCCGACTGAAGTCTTTGACCGTCGGAGTAGAGCCGGAAACGATCTTTCGGTTCC